TATCGGAGGTGGATGTTTTATGAAAATCAAGTCTAAAAAACACCGTAGAAAATTAACGGATATTCTCAATGCTATATCAACAGAAAGTCATTATTTAGCATATCAAATTAATGGGTATGATGATATAAGCACAATCTCACATGACAGCGTTGATAACCGTGTTGAGGATTTAGATCAAATGATAAGTAGATATATGCAATTAAGGGGCGTGTCTAATGCGTAACATAGCTTTGATAATAATGACAATCGTAGTCCTATACTCGGCTTACAAGTCAGGCGTGGGGTTTATGTGGAGGTGTAAGTGATGATATGGCAAAAACCAGAATTAGTGAGTGATAGAGAAGCCATTGCCTATTCAATACTTGAACCCCAGCAAAATAAGTATTGTTGGGCAAAAGTCGTGTTGTGGTTTACGTGTCCAGAGTTTCATGACTTTGAGGAAATAGATTACATGCTTCCAGAAAAGTGCGGATATTGTATGCACTGCATGGATGAAGCTGAAAGACAGCTTAAAGTCGAGGAATATCTAGCTCAAGAGACTGAAAGCGTATTGGATGTCGTATTAAGTGGGGATATTTATGATATTGGAGGTATAAGTGATGCCACATATTAAATTTAGCCACAACTATTGCAAGACGTGGGAACAGACAAGGGGTCGGCTTTTAGATGTTGTGCTTTTGGACGCTAAGACATTGAATGATGACTTGGTTGAGTATGACACCAAATATTTTCCAGCGACATTGGCAGATAGTTGCGGTTGTGAACTGCATACAAACTTTCCGGGTGATGAAGAGCATTGTCATTATCCTCTGCCAAAAGGGGAACTAATTCAGCTTATCTTTGTTGGTGATAAGGGGATTCCCTTTTGCACAATACGCACACGATATAGGTATGATAGAGGCAAAAATCAAAAAGTGGATAAGTGCGATTATTACTCGCCACTAATCGGTGAGTGGTTTGACGTTGTGGTAAAGGAGCATAAGTGATGGATAAGGTTTTCTATGGGATTATGATATTTGCTGTTGGGTTTATGGTTGGCTTGTGGATACTCGGCTTCGATAAGACTCCCGTTACTATCCAACCTGCTTTGGCTGAAGCGGTTGATAAGTCTGTTGAAATGACTGACTATAAGCTCACGATACACACAGCCAAGGGTGGTATGTCATATTTGCCAGCACCGAAAAGCGAGAATGTTGATAGTGATCTGAAACTATGGTTTTATCCAGATGATGCGGATATATTCGCAATTGTGGTTACAATACCGGAGGGGGCGTCATGGGTAAAATAGTTGGCTTCATGTTGGGATGATAGCATGGTTGATAATATCCATAGTTGCAATATGCGACAGTATTAACGAATTAGTTCATAGATGGCAACGTGGGCTATGGGAAAAGAGAAAGGGGATTTTATGAAAAAGCTAAAATGGCAAAAACCGACATTGGTTGATATTGGGAGTATTGACTTAACAGATGGTTGTGAATGGCTGTGTAGTAAAGGGTATCAAGCTACGCAAAGCTGTTATCAAGGGGCAGGGATAAACGGGCATAGGGAGGATTGAGATGTTAGTTGATTTGCAAAAAGTGAAAATAATTATTGATTCTTTTTCTACCATAGGGGAATCAAGAGAACACATAAAACAAGACTTAGACAAACTAGCTTATGGCAAGATTTATACCTGTTGGTATTGTGGTGGAAAAATTTATGCATGTGCTGATGGCTGGTATCATGTTAATAGTGATGCAAAGGAATGTGATAAATCTAGCGGTAATTGGGTACAAGAATATAGAGCCACACCTAAGCCTGATGATTTAGCTTGATATTTGTCAACAAACAGGTTAAAATATACCAACTAACAAGTTAATATGGGGCGTTGAACTGGAGTTGGGTCCCCCTCAGCTTCAATCTTAGGCTTCGCCCCACCTTATTCACCTAAGATGATAAGGGATAAAACAAATGGAAACATCACCTCAAAAAGAAAATGGCTTCACACCAATAGCTAATGAGATATTAGAGGCACTAGCAAGAACGAAGTTTACTGAGTTAGAAACACAAGCCCTATTTTTGATATTTCGTAATACATACGGCTGGAATCGTAAGGTATGGGAAATCAGAAGATGGAAAGTCTTTGAGCAGATAGGTATCACACCAAACCGTATAAAAGATACATTATATAAGCTAGCAGATCGGAATATAATACATTTAGACTGGCAAGCAAAAACAATATCATTCCAAAAAGACTACTCCATCTGGCAATCCTTATTAAGTACCAAAAAAATCAAAACTAAATTAAAAAATCAGGGCATTATTAAGGATAAAAAAGTTGACGAATCGGTCAACTTTGAAAAGTTGACGAATCGGTCAAGTAAAAGTTGTCCAATTGGTCAAGTCGGAGTTGACGAATCGGTCAACTTTGGATCGTGTAAGCCTAATGGTGATATAGCTTTGCCAGAGCCTAAAGAAAGATCTAAAGAAAATATATATATATATAATGAAAAAGCTAGGGAATTAAGGGCTGTAATTTCTACTAGATATTCCATCCCATTTGAAAATAAAGACATGCCTACCATTCAGTTTATGATCGATTTGTTGAAATTGTATGACTATGAGTATATTGAAAAGAAAATAGCTGAGTTGCCAAACCCTTTAGAATACAAGGATATAAGCAGGACGTTGCGTTCATGGTGTGAGCATCCAGAGAAAAGTAAGCCTGAGCCAGCAACACCATATAAAGACAATACAAAAGAGGCTTTTCTCGCCAAGAGGCGTGAGGTTGAGGAAAGAAAAGCGGAATTGGAGGGGAAGCAGTGAAAGTTAATCTAATACACGATCCAATTATAGAAAAGTCAGTTCTCTGGTATATGTTACAGCCGGAGATAAACAGCCAGATAATATCAGAGGCTATCCAATTATTCAAGACAGTCAATCCATTTTATACCAAGCTTTATCGTCAAGCCTATGATGGCATTATGGAGCTATATGGTAATGAGATGGCTGTAAACATCGAGACCTTAGATTCATATTTTTTTGGCATCAATGACGTTTTTCTGACACCAGAAGAAGCTGAGATGTTACAAGATGATGAGCAGTGGATGGATTTTTTGGTTACAAATCCCAAAGACGATCCTAAATACTATAATGATTTATTCTTAGTAGAAGCACAGTTATTACTTGATGTTTACAAAAGACGTGAGATGCAAAGATTAGGTTTGCAGATACAGGCAGCTAACAGCACAAAGGCTGATGATTTATCTGTATGGATACATAGCAGGCTAGAGGAGTTGTCAGAGCTATCCAGAGATGAGAAAGCTGTTGATTATAGCATTAGGTCTTTATTAAAAGAAACAGGCAAGACACTTGATATTATCACAAAGAATGACGGCATTTTGGGTATTTCAACCGGGTTTGGGGATTTAGACATGTATTTATCCGGAATCCATGTTGGCGAGTTCACCATTATAGCAGGGAGACCATCTATGGGTAAGTCAACCTTTGCTGACATACTGGCTTATCATATCGCTAGAGAACATCAGAAAACCGCCATAATCAGTTATGAGATGGATTATGCAAGTATTATTCACAAACTGATAGCTTCGGAAACAGGTATTGATTCTAATGAGATACGTAACGGATGGGTGTTTAAGAATCCAAAACTAACCAAACAATATAATGAAGCTTGCCTTCGGATTACTAACAATGCAGATAATAACTTATTCATTCTTGATAACCTGTCAAATGACGCTGATGTGTTGGCTGAGAAGATAAAATATTTGGCCGATAAAGAGGACATAAAGGTGTTTATCATCGATCATATACAGAAGATGGCATGTAAGCGGGTGGCTAAGTCTGGTGGCAATCGTGAGCAGGAAATGAACGCTATATCAGGTGTTTTGCAGAGGTTATCGAGGAAAAAAGATAAAGAAGGGAAGCCATACCTATCAATCATAGGATTATCGCAGTTAAGCAGGTCATGTGAAAGCAGACCAGATAAACGACCTATGTTGTCAGATTTGCGTGAATCCGGGGCGATTGAGCAGGATGCCGATACGGTGATGTTTTTGTATCGTGATGCTGTATATAGCGGGGATAAGGCGGATAAGAGCTTAGAGGTCATTATTGCTAAACAACGCAACGGGGCTACTGGTACGGTTTTTATGTATTATGATTTACCAACATCAAGAATAACGCTAATGGTGAAATGACATGAGGATAGTTGCGTTAAAAAATGGGTTGCCTTCTAGTGATTATGGGTGGACTGAAAGAGAGTTGAGGAAGCCAAACATATCACCAGATATGCCTTTGTCAGAAAAGTATGAGACACAAAGAGCTAAATTTCTGTTAGCATTAATTGAGTGGATGAAGGAGCATCCTCAAGAAAAGGTGAATAATTATCGGGTAGTATATGATTCTGATTTACATACTGATGTATTAATGAGCCGGTGGCAAGAAAAAATATATGACTTTTATGTTGAGGAGGCTATATCGTGAGCATAGCAACAGATTTTCAATTTTATATTATTGAGATATTAGAGGACAATAAGATCGGTCAGGGTGTTTACGAGTATCAACGTGCAAAGGATATACTGCCGGCTGACTTGTCGGCAGATGAGTATGAGAGAGCGGTCAAAATAGTGGCTAATTGGTGTGAGGTATAACATGGCAGACGTGCCGTTTTAGGGGATGAGATGCGTTATTTTAGTATGTTTTCGGGTATTGGCGGTTTTGAAAAAGGGATAGGCGACATGGGCGAATGTGTTGGCTATTCAGAGATAGACAAGTATGCTGAGGCGATATACCGTTATCATTATCCCGAACATATTGGTAATGAAATACAAATAAGGCGTTTAACGCCATTGGAAGCAGAAAGATTACAAGCGTTTCCTGATTGCTGGACTAAGTATGGCTTATTTGATGATGGCATAAAAGAGATAAGCGACACACAGCGATATAATTGTTTGGGCAATGCTGTTACAACGAGTGTGATAAAGGAAATAATACAGAGGTTTTAAAATGACTATAGCGATAACCTGTTCAAAGTGTCATAGACGTTTCAAGCCAGACGAGATAATAGCAAAACTGGTGCATAATGACGATATTAGTTATTACTGTTGGAATCACGTCAAGGGTGTCGCCAAGCTGTTAAAAGACGGTGCTAGACTTGAATACATGAAAGCGGGGCTGTTTCAGGCTGAGATTGGTGCAAGACTTCGCCATCAGCCAGATATGGAATATACTCCGCCAACAAGGCAAATGAAAATTGTTGCAAAGGTTGACATAACACAAGGTATTGATAAAGAAATAGTGAATATTATCGAAACCAAACCGGGATTGATTGCCATCGACGTAGTAGAGTTACAAAAGAGTTACAAGTCAAAGTCTACGGTATATAAACATATCGCAGGTTTGTTATCCAATGGCGTTATCAAGAAGGTGCGGAGAGGACTGTATGTTAATTGCTGAATCTAACATCCAGAAGGCAATCATAGATTATCTGCAATACCAAGCGAATATTGGCAAGCTATGGTTTGTCCGTGTAGGTTCGGGCAAAATAAAGACGGAGGCAGGCAAGTGGTTCACATCCGGCAAGCCCGGATGCCCTGACATTATAGTTTGTATCAAGGGACGGTTTATCGGGCTTGAGGTTAAGACTGATAAAGGGATGCAGAGTAAGGCACAGAAAACAGCACAGCGTCAAATTGAGGCGTGTGGTGGCGGGTATCATGTCGTCCGAAGCATTGATGATGTGATAGCTATATTGGAGGGTTATTATGAAAGATGAATGTTTGCATTTATTCCCTGCGTTGATGGATGATATAAAAGAAGAAAATAGTAGGCAAATTAAGAAATGGGGGATTCAAGATCATGAACCGGCTGAATGGCTAATGTTTCTAACGGAGGAGGTAGGGGAATTATCGGAGGCTATATCTGAGTGGCAATTCAGAAATGGACATGAAAGAAATGTTTTTAATGAGGCGATTCAAACTGCGACATTGGCAATAAAGATTGCGGAGATGTTTAGGATAGAGGAAAACAAACGACTGGTGGCAGGTATCATGTCGTTAGAAGCATTGACGATGTGATGGCTATACTGGAGGGATTGTTGTGAAAATGATAGAGCAAGTTATAAGTGAAACGGAGGCACGATTAAAGGCGGTAATAGCCGAGCAGGAAATAATAATAGCTGAGTGCCTTAAACCATTCCCGGTGCGTGAGAATTATAGCTCTGGATTAGAATATGGAAATGCCTATGGGAAATATTTAGAAGATCACCATAAAGGCAAATATTCATCAAAGGCAATGGGTGAGGCTATGCAAAGGAAATTTGATGCTGAAAGTCAACTGCGGGATATTGCAAATATGAGATTTGAATTTAAACGCTATTTGAGAGATTAGAAAGCGAGGTTGA